CAGAACCACTGTCAAGACCAAGCCGCTCATCATCGACCGGCTCCGAGCGTCCTGCCGGGAAAACGAAATCAAGATCAATGATAAAACCACGTTGCGGGAAATGTTGTCATACGTTGTGACCGAAAGCGGCTCTATGGAAGCCGAAGAGGGTTGCCACGACGACACCGTGATGGCGTTGGCCATTGCTAACCACTGTCACGAAGGCAAGTTCACGCCAATTAATGTGACCGAAGATTTTTACCTAGAAGCAATCTAATTACTATCGAAAGGCATATTACATGGCTGACAAGGGGCTTGACCTAGAGCAAGTGGGTGTCCTTGTTGACCGGAAGATTAGGACTGCCGTTGGTGTCTCCACGTCGAAGCTCTCCAAAGAGCGCGAAATGGTCACGCGGTACCGCAACGGCGAGTATCCCAAACGGCAACACTCCGGTCAGGCATCCTATGTCTCCACTGACGTTTATGACGCTGTAGAGGCTATGAAGGCCGACCTCCTTGAGACCTTTGGTGGTTCTCAGGAGATCGTTAAGTTTAATCCCCAGGGTCCCGAGGACGTGGAACCCTGTCGAATTGCGACTGAATATTGCAGCTACGTCTTCTATCGTCAGAACCCCGGCTTTCGCATCCTTCACGATGTCGTTGAGGACGGTCTGACGGCTCGCATCGGTGTGGTCAAGGTCTTCTGGGACCCCGACACCGAGGAGCAGGAAGAGGAGTTCGATGGTCTCGATGAGGAGACCGTTCAGGGCCTCGCTGCCCAGGACGACATCCCAGAGCTAGACGCACAGCTCCAACCCGATGGTACCTATGCCGGTCGCTTGACCCGCACGAAGGCCAATCGCTCCCAGGTTCGGGTTGACCCCGTGTCCCCGGAGAACTTCGGGATTGAGCCCCATGCCAAGTGCCTGGATGGCTACTTCCACTATCACCGCGAGCTGATGACGCGAGACGAAATCGCCCGCATGGGGTGGAACGTTAAGCTCCTCAAGGACCTGAAGCCCGACGCCGACGAACACGACGAGGCCGACACCGAGACCGAAGCCCGCTTCAACCCCGTTGATTCCGGCTATAGCCCCAACGAGGACGCGGACAACGAGACCGGCAAGTTCAAGGTCTATGAGTGCTATGTGAACCTCTCCAAGGAGGGCCGCACGCGGCTGTACAAGGTGGTCCAAGTGGCCAACGTGGTGCTGGCCTGTGACGAGGTTGATCGTTCACCCTTCAAGGTGTTCGTGCCCCTGCGGACCTCGCATAGCTTCTGGGGGAACAACTTTGCGGCCCGCGTGATCCCCACGCAGAACGCCCGCACGGTTCTCACCCGTGGCATCCTCGACCACACGTCGATCACCAATAACCCGCGTTACACCGTCCTTCAGGGTGGCCTCACGAACCCGCGCGAAATGCTGGACAACCGCCTTGGCGGCTTGGTCAACATCACGCGGCCCGATGCCGTCCAGCCGCTCATGCAAGCGTCTCTCAACCCCTTCGTGTTCAACACGCTGGAAATGTTGAAGATGAACGCCGAGCAGACCACGGGCATCAGCTCGTTGTCGCAGGGCCTCAACAAGGATGCCATTAGCTCTCAGAACTCTCAGGGCATGGTGGCGGACCTTGTGGACCTGTCAAAGCAGCGTGCCAAGGTCGTCGCTCGTAATCTTGCCGAGTTCATGGCCGAGGTTTACGTTGAGATTTACCGCCTTGTTCTAGAGAACGAGGAGCGGAAGTCCATCGTGGAAGTGGCCGGTAAGTGGGTGGACATTGATCCCTCCACTTGGATTGAGCGCAAGGACTTCACAATTTCGTTCCATCTGGGCCAAGCGGCTGCGGATGCCGAGGCGATGAAGTTCACCCAGCTTCTTGCTCTTGGAGCCCAGGACCCCGACCTCGCCCGCATGTTGCAGCCAAAGAACAAGTACAACGTGGCTTCCCATGTGATGCGCCTGAAGGGTGTCAAGAACATTGACGACTTCATCACCCCGCCCGAGCAGCTTCAGCCGCCCCAGCCCGACCC